CTTTATGTACTTACTTCTGGTTTTTTTACCTTTATTGGGTGCGGGTCTTCCTTTTTTTGCACCCGTAAATTCACCGCCATCAGTAAAATTAAATAAAGTTCCTGTGTTTTGGTCTACTCTACCAAAATATTTTACAAGTCCTTTTTCTAATAAAAAAGCAAATTCTTCTGTACTTGTTTCAATAATATCAATAAAAGGCTGTTTGTTATTTTGCTTTAATTTTTGAATTTTATTATGTACGGCAATATTGTGACATTTACTTAAATGTCTATATGCTCTACTACCAGTACCCTTGCCAACATAAAAAGGTATGTTAGTTACTGGGTCAGAATAAACATAAGAGTAAAACACGATTTATGCTACTCCCTTCGGATACTTAGCCTTGACCGCCAAGCAGTCAGCAATGTATTTATCAATCTGTGCTTGGTCACCCTTTACTACACCATCAATGTAATCGGTGATGGGCGGATATTCTGCGGCTCGTTTAGCAATATAAGCATGAGCATCTACATAAGCCTGAACTGCGGCTTTATCGTATGCGACTTCGTTGCCAGCTTCATCATAAGCGATGTCATCACGAATGACCGCAATTTGTGGATATAAATTAATAATTGCTTGATGATTTATCATGCCGCAATCTCCATAAGAGTAATTGTAGAAGGTCCATTATTATCAGGTTGAACAGAAACAAGACTTGCCGCTGTAAAATTTGCAAATTGAGTTTTATATGTTGTGGCAGAAGTGGTCGCTGGGGAATCTAAATATTGAAAGGTAGCAATTGAATAAAGAACTACTGCTGTACCTGTATATCCCTGTACATAAACAAGTTGACCTAAGTCTGTTGCTCCTCTAAATAGTTTTATATCTACAGCATTACCAGAATTTCCAGCTGACTTATACACGCTTTGCGAAACAATTACTAATATTTTACTAGATGCACTAGTGGGAGTAATTGAAGCAGAAAGTCCAGTATCAGCATAAGTTGTTGTTGAATTAGTTGCTTGTGTTTTATAAACTGGTGATTGTATTACTTGCAATACATTACCAACTTTAGGTGATGTAGTTGTAAGAACTGTTCCCGATACGGCTGGTAAGGTCAATACAGTAGTACCAGCAACGGCTGGTTCTTGTAATGTAACTGAACCACTAGTTGACCCCTGTAGTATGAGACTCATAATACCACCCATCTAGCGCCAGATGGCACTGTTACTGTTGCACCGCTATTGATTGTAATTGGACCTACAGACATAGCATTTTTTCCTGTTGATAGTGTGTAAGAGGTTGTCACAGTGGGTGAATTCTCTTGAAATACTGTATCACCACCTGCTCCAGTAGCACCGCCACCGATAGAACCCCATGCAGTTGTGTAGCCTTCAAACCCACCTGTGGTGGAGTTATATCGAATCATACCCGCAGCAGGAGAACCGCTACGCTGTCCAGTTGTTCCTGCAGGTACTTTTAATTGACCAGTGCCAGAGAAAGTACCATCTCCGGTCATGGTTAAGGTTGTTCCTGATACGGTTGCGCCAGCACCTAAGATTTGAACTGGAGAAGACGCAGCGTTACCGACCCAAACCTTCTTGTCGGTAATGTTAACAGCGGCTTCGCCCTGTACCAAAGTGGTAGGGGCAGCAGTCGTTGTTACACTGTTTTTAAGTTTTAAGATTGTAGGCATAGTTTATTTCCTAATGATAACACAAATTGACTGTTTTGTCAAGTCTTTTTTAAAAACTTCCACCATCTATTGTTCCATCAATATCTGACCCCGGTATTGTGGCACTAGCTGTAAAAGCACTGGTTCCAGAGCCTTTAATGTAGCCTGTTAAGGTCGTAGCCCCAGTTCCGCCATAAGCTACTGTTAAAGTACCTAAATCGCCAGAACCTAGAAGACTAACCCCACCAACAGTCTTGATGTTTGTACCACTAACTAAAGCAGCTTGTTTACCATTAAAAGTAGACCAATCTGTGCTAGTTAGGTGTCCATTCACACTCGAAGTTGCGGCTGGTATCGAGATTGCTGGAGTAGTGCCGCCACTAGAAACAATCGGTGCTGTGCCTGTTACAGAAGTTACACCTGTTGCTGGCAATGCTGAAGAAGTCCAGCTTGTTCCATTACCAATAATAGCATAGTTATTGGTGGGAGTTAGACCAGCAATCGTTGCTAAGTCTGCATCGTAAGCCTGAACATTAGTACCAATTGCGAGACCAAGATTGGTTCGTGCGACAGATGCGTCAGGTAAATCGCTTAAATTGTTTGCTTTGGCTAAGAAACTGGTTCCAGCAGCATAGGCATCAACCCAGACAGAACCAGTGTATACCTTCATATAGCCTAAAGAGCTATTGAAATACAAAGCACCAGCTAATAAGGCATTACCATCGTTATCGAGTGTAGGGTCAGAAGTCTTAGCTCCTAAGTACCTGTCATCAAAGTTATCGTAAGCAGTTAATGTTTGGTCTCTAGCAGTTTCTGCTGCTACCTGAGCTGCTGAAGCATTGGTTGCTGCGGTAGATGCTGTCGAAGCACTGTTACTAGCATTGGTTGCCGATGTAGACGCTGCTGAAAGCACTATTGCTTGCATTTGTTGCCGAAGTACTGGCATTACTTGCCTGTGTCGTTGCGGTGGATGCTGACGACGAGGCAGAGGATGCAGAAGAACTAGCATTGCTTGCAGAGGTTGATGCTGACGAAGCACTGTTACTTGCGTTGGTTGCGGCAGTTGATGCTGTTGATGCAGATGCTGCAGCATTAGTTTCACTTGTACCAGCATTAGTTGCTGCCGTTGATGCGGTTGTGGCAGAAGTCGATGCAGATGATGCTGATGATGCTGCGTTCGATGCCGATGTGCTTGCATTACTAGCGCTAGTCGATGCCGATGAAGCGCTGTTGCTTGCGTTAGTTGCAGAAGTTGATGCAGATGACGCAGACGATGCTGCGTTACTTGCTGAAGTAGCTGCGTTACTTGCTGAAGTTGCTGCATCACTAACCGAAGTACCAATACTTGCTACTGAACTAGCTGCAGAGGATGCTGAACTAGCTGCTGCAGTTGCTGAATTCGATGCGTTTGTGGCAGAGGTTGATGCTGCTGACGCAGATGCTTGTGCTTGATTCTTTGATACTTCTGCTGCGTTTGCTGCGGCGGTGGCTAAAACTGCTTGACTAGAAGCATCGTTTGTAGCGTCTCCTGACCCACCGGGTCCCCGATATAGGCTCAAAGTAATCTCCTATGTTTTGTTTAAATACACTCAGCGAATGCACTTAAACAAACTCCCTAGCCGAAGCTAAGGAGCTTGAGATGCCTATATTAGGCGTTTACAGCGAGTACGAAGCCAGCTTCTGGGCGTACAGTCTTCACACCGAACAATGTGTCGGCAGTGTAGAGCGTAGACAGATACTCTTGCTTGTACTGAGTCTGGGAACGAACACCAAGTTGCTCGGCAAATACCATAGTATCAGTATGGAACAAGAGAGCAGCTTTGATAGCGTCGCCAACAGAGTTGTCGCCAGCGGTCTCAATCGTAGGCATATTGCTCGATACATAAACATCGATACCATATAGCTTACCAATTTGACCATTGTTTACACCACGACCATCAACGAAGTCAGAGCTATTGTAACGGTCAATGCCCATGATAGCGTTGCGGAGTGATGGAGGAATAGCAAACTTACGACCATCCATTGGAACATCAGCGTCGTCCATCAACTGGATGAGCTTACGGAAACCAGCATCGGTAAATACATCAGATGTGGTAACAGTGTCTAATGCGTACAATGTTAAGCCAGTAGATGCATCAATGTAATAGCTGTTGCTATGGACATAGGTAGTTGTGCCATCACCAAAGGTCTTTGCAAGACCGATGAGGGTGTCATCAACTTTCTTAGCTAAAGCGTAACCAGCATCTTCTGTGTAGAACGAACGCAAAGAAGACAATGCTTGAGTCTCGACGATGTCCTCGATGAAGCGTGAATACTCGAAGTGTTGGTCGATGAGAACTTGTACTTCACTTTCCACATTGGCTTGGATGGTTACTGCAGTGTTAGCTGCTTTAGCTGCTGCTACGCCACGAGTTGGCTTAGGAATATGCAGTGTGTCGCCTTTTTTGCCTTTGAAAGACATTTTACGGACGAGGTTTGCAAGAACTAAGTTTGCCTTGTATGCAGCGATGACTTCGTCAGACCAAATTTCTGGAATGAACTTATCTGCGTTTGTTTTGTTGACGATAGAACTACTACCGCCGGGGTATGTTACTGCTGCCATGATTAATTTCCTTTGTTAATTATTAAGTCTAAAATTACTTAACTCTCCCTTCGCTATAAGCTAACAAGATTTCATCCTGCAGTGCTTCATAACGACTAGGGTCGGTCAGTTTCAATTTAATTAGGTCTGCTCGACGATATACTTTTCGGCTACTCTCGCCAGCACCACCAACATCAACTGTAGCTGCCTTCATTGCTTGTTCTTGAGCTTTGCTTTCTACTGCTGCAGTTTGAGTCGTTTGAGTTTGCTGTTTGATTTGTTTAAGTTCTTTGTAAGTACTTAACAATTCATCAGCGGCATCAAAGTCAAATTCTGCATCAGCTTTGGCAAACAAGTTCAGTCGAATCTTAGAAGACTTTACCCAATCTTGGAATCCAGTATCTTGTGCGATAGTGGTAAAATCAGGATGTTTAGCCGACAGTTGTTGTGCCGTCTTCATCTTCTTCATTTCTAATGCTGCTTGTCTAGCTTCAATTACAGCAGGATGCTTTTCTACTTGTCTGTTGACAGCCTGTTTAGGGTCTACAAAAAAGTCTTCTTCAAGCGATTCTTCAATAGGCGCTGTTTCTTTTGTTCGAGCTTCGAGTTGTTGTTTTAAAAGCTGGTCTGCAAGACTTCGTACTTCGTGAACCTCGTTTGCTTGACGACCAATGAGCTTTTCAGCCTCTTGGTGCATCTTTGCAATTTCTGATGCTGATTTACCTCGGTACTTCTCAGGTAACTCTTCTACTGGTTCTTGCTGTTTAACTTCAGGTTGTGCATCGGTTGATGATGCCTCTGGAGTTGTAACATCTTGTACTACTTCTTGCTCGTTGCTTTCAAACAGTTCTTCTTCTTGAATAAAATTTGCTGCCATTTAAAGTCTCCTGTCACCGAATCAAGTGATTTTAGGATTAATAATCTGAGGCTCTTACGAGGTATCTCAGGCGTTTTGCTTTGCTTCTTGCTTCTGTTTGTCTTCGTGCCTTTTCGCCCATCTATCGTAGGCAGACACAAAAACGGGGTCAGTGCCATCTAAACTAATTCGTATAGGCGAAATAATTCGGTTAGCATCTAAACCACATTCACAGGGAATTACTGTTGTTTCATCTGTAACAAAACTCTCTGTGATATGTCCTTGTGAGCATTTAAAGTCATATAACTTCCTACTCATTCGCCGTGTCTCCCGACAAGAGCTGTTCGTAGGATTGCTCTGATACTGCTTTTAAACTAAGGAGCCACTGAAGAATATCCAGTTGTCCACGCTTTAGTTGTAAATCAGTCTCGTTTTGGATTGGTAGGACTTGATTTAAGGAATTGAACATATTCTGTGCATCTTCCATCAAATCTAACCAACCTTGAGTCGCCATCATTGCAAAGCGACTCTCATAGTATTCTTGTAGTTTTTTATCTATCATTCTTTGTCCTTTTGGAGAATGTATGTAAGTACTTATTTACATTTATAACCGCATTGTACCACAACTTTGTTAAAAAGTCAAGTGATTTTTACTGGTTTTGTTGTTTTTTCATCTGAAGCTCAACAATCTTGCCTTTATTCTTAATATCGGCTTCTTTGAGCATCAATTCTGCTATCTTAGCTCGTTTAGCAAACTCAGATTCTTGGTTTTTACCATCAATGTTGGTTGATAGCGAACTAATGACCTTGGCACGAAGCTCTTCAGGCATCAATTGGGTCTCTACAACGGTCTTAGCAGCCTCTGCAGAGTCTTTTTGCGCCCTAGCCTGTAACGATTGAGTCGTCGCTTGCTTCTGTTCCATGTCCATCTGTAGCGCCATCTGCTGCATTTGCGCTTGTTGTGGGTCTGGTTGACTCATTTGGGTCAATGCTTGCTCCAATTCAGCCCGATTAGAGAGGCTAGAGTTGCCAATAATACCCTTGAGGATGATTGGTAAGACTGGAGTATTTGGTCCAAGAGTCTGTAATAAGCCAATAAGCTGCTGTTGTTCGTACTCACGAGCCATGATACCCAAAGTAGCGCTAGGCATAAACTGCATATCAACAGAAGGATAACGCTCAGGGTCAAATTGCATATAACGGAAGGCTGCTTTCTTAATCAGCGGAACCATGAAGTCTTCTTGGAAGTTTGTCAGAGTCCGTTTATACTTCTTAATAATACCAGCCATTGCCATTGACATACCAGCGCCAGACGCATCACGAGAGGCTTGAGATACAACTCCTTGGCTATCAAGTGTACCGGTTGCCATTAGGAGCATACGCTCAAACTCTTTAGAGGTAGCGAAGTTCTCTGGACTGGTTTGACCGAACTTGAATGGGAATAGAATCTCTGCTGGATTACCATTCGTGAGGATTGCTTTACCGGGCTTAACTTCAAAGCGTGAGCCACGAGGTAGACGAGTAGCATCCATTGCAATCATTGGTGCTGTAGTCAGTGCTAGACTGTCAAGGTGACTGCGTAGTTGAGCATCGATAGCCTTTTGCATATTATAGGCTTTCTCAACAGTGCCACGACCCCAGAATCTATTAGGGACAGTGTCGTCCTGATACGCCAACACAGGGCGGTCTTGCATCATGTATGGGTTCTTCTCAGCTTTGAGTAAGAGTCCATCGTTAGCGATAACCACAATTGCTTCTACGAGGTCGCTATAGCTATCGGCGGTGCTGTCTTCAGGGAAGAGGTCAACAACTTCTTCACCTTCGTTTTCTAACTGTTCTAGGTACTCTCTAGGAACTAATCCATAATATGTCAGAAGTTTGACTTTGTCATCTTGGTACTGAACTACTTCTTGGGTTACTTCTAAGTCATCATCGTTGCCAGCAGGTCCGATATCTACCTTACGATAGATACCCTTTTCCATGCCTTCAACCACTTTGTGAATAGACACAAACTTCTCAATGGCACAACCCATCGCATCGTCAATCGAGGTAGCATTGGGGTCAATGAGGAAGTTCTTAGGATTAACAGGGTTTACCTTAACGCAGAAGTATTCTTTCTCTTGTACGCCATAGGCGGCTTGTTCCATTCCCGGCATTGGCATCGTAGCAGGAACAAACTCTTTTTCTTGCTTAACGATAATCTCACCGATACCAGTTCCATAAATCTCTGCCATTAATTCAATCTGGTCAATCGATTTACGAATCTTATGCTTTTCTAAATCTTCTTTGAGTTGAACCTTTAGTGCCTCAACATCCATCGGATTGTTGTTGTAGTCACGAACATCGTCTTTGATGTCGAAGAACTCACCGTTACCAAAGATAGCTTCCATGATTTCAGCGTGGCGGGTTTCTACCGCTTGCTGAGTAGCTGGACTAATTAAGCGACTTCTTTCGGACTCTCGTGTCTTGTCTTCGTCAGCCCAGATGCCTCGGAAGATTCTTTCGTACTCTTTCCAATCTTCAAGGTAGTTCTCATCACGAGAATCTCTCCATCTGTCACAATGTTGAATAACAAAGGCACAAAGCTCTTTGTCTGCTTCAGAAGGTTCTTCCCAGCTAATACCTTCGTTCATGTCCATATTTTCAGCCATTTTAGTCCTTTATTAATAGCCACTAACCACATCTAATGCTTGCCACTCGTCTTCGTCATTGTCAATACTGTAGCTCGTGACAGCGAGTTGGTCGATATAACTTAATGCATCCACTAAGTCGTCGTGTACATTAGAGGTAGGAAACATCAATAGTTGGTCAACAAACTCATCAAAGTCTTCTTCAGCATTGAGTATAACTCGTCCATGCTCAAAGCGTCCTTGTAGTCCCCAAACAATCCTATCTACTTTTTTCTTATTACCATGCGTTAAATCTAAGATATGTGCGTAACAGTTGTTCTTTCGCATCAAATCACTGAGGTAAGGCAAGACTGCATTCTTTAGCGCCCCTCGCTCGATTCCAACTGCTAGAGGCTCATACTCTCTAATATTCTTTAAGATGTTCAGTGCGGTGGTTTGTATATCCCAACGACCAGCTTCAATCTTATCAACAAACCAAGTGCCATCATCGGTTACTTTTACAACTGCGATAGCAGACTGGTCTAGTCTTTTCTTAGTGGCATTGGCGCTTTTAGCGACATCTTCAAAGCCAGCTAAGTCTACTGCAATATACCACGAACCAATCTCAGGTTCATCGCCAAACTTAATCCATTCTTCGTTAAATAATCCTGCACCAGCATTATTGAAGGAAGACAAATATTCTTGATTGAACGCAAAAGAACTTAATGTGCGTTTAGCAGCCTCAATCTCTTTCGGGTCAATCGTTTCATTGTCAGCGGTGGTAAAGTGCCACGACTTCCAATCTTCATCGTCTCCACTCTGTCCCAACTGAAACCAATCATAGAAATGGTTTCGTCCAGACGGAGTCGAGATAAACATTGCTCTACCTTTTTTATCCGACAAAGCAGCACGAAGCACTCGTTCCCAAATCTCTGACTTGATAAAAGCGACCTCGTCCATTACCAAGTACGACAAAGAAACACCACGCAAAGAGTCTTGGTTATCAGCTCCTCGAATGAGGATTTTTCTGTTATTCACCAAAGTAATCTCTAAGTTGTTAATGTGTGCGGATTTGATGACAGGCTTTCCTAAGTCCATCAACAAGTCCCACATAATCGTCCGGGCTTGACCGAGGGTTGGTGCAACATACATCACACTTGAACCTTCAGGACAATTTAACCCCTCAATCAATAGGGTTACTGCAGACAACCTACTCTTACCACAACGGCGACCAGCAGCGATTACTTTGAATCGGGTCTGGTCCTTAAATACTGTTTGCTGCCACTTCAGCAGTTTAAAATCAAGATTCATCAATGTCCTTAATGGTTACATCAGTAACATCGGTATCTATTACTTCTTCTGCTTCTATCGTTGGATTTGTTAGTCCACTGATGTTAATTGAAATCTGTGGTGTTCCTCCACCAGTCTTGCCCTCGAAACTAGACAGAGGCAACAAGCGTTCTCCACAGAACTTTAGCATCGCTCCCTGTGCAGGGTGTCCATCTTGTAGGGCGGTGGTGATTATCTTCTCAATCACGCTGTCGCCATGTGTTGCTAACAGCCTTGCTTTAAACTCTGCTATTCGTGCTGCGTCGCCCGGCGGTCTCCCCACAATGCCGGGATTCTTTTTCTTTGCAATCGCCTTCTTGGAGGGACGACCACGAACAGGTTTACCATCGACAACTTCTCGTCTAACCAGTTTTGGTCGCTTCTTTTTTAAGACAACACCACCATCGTCTGAAGACTGAGCATCTTCGGTAGATAATTGTTTTTCAACTTCTAACATAAAGCCTTTTTATCCTTAAAGGGAAAGACAAAGAAAATACTTATTAAGACAAACAAAAAATTCGAAGCCCTATAGTTACTATAGTATGCTATCGTAAGATTGAGCAGTTCGCTATCAGGAGGGGGATTTTGGTTTTAATCCCCCTTTGCTACAGTGCGCTATAATAATTCACTGCTTGCAGGGCTTACACGATTCTTTATAGTGTGTTGCTTAAACTTGTAAGGCGATTTTAGCATACTTTTACGATTTTGTCAAGTATTATTTTTACACCTGTTACAAAACAATAACATAGACGGTAGCATAGTCGTCCTTGACTGAGCAGATTCAGCGGGTCTGCCTAGACAATATAGGTCTCCGCTGGGGACAACAGCGACCTCCTACGGAGTGAGCATTTCCAGCTACTCTGTCCCTATTTTATTCTTCCTTACTAATCAATGACATACACCATTATTGACTATGTCCCTTTTTTATCAATTTAACATAGGTCTATTTTACTTTTTTGTATGCTATGGTGGCTCCGCCAACATTACACAACATAGTCTACCCCTCCCCCCTATGACATTATGTCAATAATGTGCATTAGTTAGCACTTACTTACATCTATATCGGTCTGTGCGAATATACGCATATACGAATATACGCATTGACGCATATACGCATTGACGCATATATCATAGACCAATAGAGAAAAACTATTGAGCCTGTGTTGGCAATAGAGAATATGTATGGGTCGATGATGCACCTATTTAGTGCAACCTAATGCACCAATCCAGTACACCTGCACCAGTATAGTGCAGCATCATCCAATAGCGCCAAGCTATTAAGAAACTACAATTGATAGTGTTTACCTATCAGGGCCGTGATAGTGTTTGCCTATCGATTCCGGGAACTCATAGGCAGCACCTATTGTCACCCAGTACAAACCCTTAGATACTGTTTAGACTGCATTAGAGGGTCATAGAGGCGTTTTTACCTGTTTTGATGGTTTAGTATTAAGAGGATGCCATGCTCTGGTTTCGAGGGTAAACCCTAATATATAAAGCATGAGCAAATCATAACTAAATTGTATAAAGAAAAGTGTTGACATACTATATAGAACTGTCAGACTAGAGTCAGTTGTACATTTTCAACAGTAGATAAGAAAGGCAATAACCATGAAGATTACACATCATTGGAATGTAGAACGGGAAGACGGCACAAACTATACAAGATTCTTTCTTGATGATGGTAAAACACTACAATTAGAATCAAGCGATGATTCTTGGATTTTAAGAGGTCAAACAGGTCGTAAAATCAGCAGTAAAACATCAGTATTAAATGCAATTAAACTAGTATCAACATACTTTGACGAGGTAAACGCATGAAAGGTTTAGAGCGTAAATTAGAGCAATATTCATCATTAACAGTAGAACAGGAGAATAGAACCATGAAAACATTGACAGATTACACAATTGAAGAGTTTCATAACTTGGGCCGTGATAGTTTGCTGACACTCTTGGCAGACCATGACAGAGATGGTGAATACACTGATGCCCATCGATTGGCATTGGGTGAAGAGTGTTTGAACCATCAAGAGGCACTAGAACTCTGTGTTTATCATTTAAATGAGTATCTTGACGATGTAGTTAATTTTTATCAAAGGGGTTAATAATGTTTTTATATCACACCAAATCTACTCACGCATTGGTCCGTCAGGGTTTCACAGAATTAGACACATGGCGTAAAGCATTGGGCGATAGTGAGCCGTTATTAGTATTTGCCGAGCGTTTGCCTATGCTTGATGCACCTGAATATTTAGCATCCGGGCACACATCTAAACACAATTTTATTGTCAGGGGATAATTATGACTAAATCAGAATTCATTGCAATTTGCACAGAAAAAACCATTGACCCATCATTAGCATTAGAGAATGAAGAAGTAAGAGAGGCGATTAAACTTGATGATGTTTATTGGTTGATTGCTATACTTGATAATCAGTTTTAACAGTCAATCTGATGATGGGATTAATTCCCGAAACACTCGCAAGAGTGTCATTGACAACGCAGTATCCTAACTTGGAGGTATTAACATGAAACAAACTATCAACCTTAACGACTTCCGCAATGCGTTCCAGAGCATTCGCCCAAATAATTTCTCTTATGAGGGATTGGAAGTTTTGTTCGATTATTGTGAAGATTTAGAAGTATCTTGCAATGAAGAAATGGAACTAGATGTTATTGCTTTATGTTGCGATTATGCCGAATCTAGTTTTGAAGAACTAATTCACCAATATGACATCGATGTCAAAGGTGTTGCAGAAATAGAAGAGTTTGTATTAGACTTTATGAATGATAGAACCATCGTTTTAGGTGTTGGTGACACTCCTAAGAATTCATCATATAGTTGCTCTATCGTTTATCAACAATTTTAAGGAGATAATTATGACTAAAATTAACATTGAACAAGTTTACACAGGCGGAGGTTGTGAACATCTCTCTATTCAGTTTATTGATTATGGGGTGCAGTTTGACATCATGAACGCAAACGAATATTCCACCAATGATTTGCCAGAAAATGGGGAGCCGTTTTGTTTCAATCTCTGCAAGATTCAAGACGGTATCGATGGGGATTATTTAGAAATCTCTGACCGGATTGACAATTACAACAGTGAAACCATTCAGGATTTCTGTTTGGGGTATCTCGCGGCCCGCAAAATGAAACCGATTATTAAGGCAGAACCTGAGCCATACGACATTGAGGGATTGTTTTTATCGATTAACGACATCCATCAACAATATGATGATGGCATTATTGACAGAGATGAGGCAAATCGCATCGCTAAGTTATGTTGCGAGGCATTCATTGATTGGAATGAACTATTTAACGAGGATAAATAATTATGAAAGAAATTAAACTAGAAACAATTGCGGACGATATTCAAACCAATAATGTCATTGTGTTCGATGTCATTTCTTTCATTGATGAATGGTCTACGGACCATGACAAACAATGGAGGCAATATGCTTTGGAATTGATTGAAGAAATTGAAGAAAGGCTAATAAAATGAAATCATTACTTCTGACTGGTTTTGCACTCTATAGCAGTTTGTTTGCGTTGGTATATATTGTTTTCTATTTATGAAAGGAACTCTATGACACGCTCAGAAATGCAGTATCAAATATGGACCGACCTAGGATATCTTGAGGGTAAGACTGACCCACAATATCAGAAACACCTGTGGCGTTTATCTGATGATGAACTGTTTAAACTATGGATGAATATTCACAATGCTAGAGAGGCATACAAACAATGAAAACCTTAATCTTTTGGTGCATGACATACCTAGTTTTAGCTTATGTTGTCTATCACCTTGTTGGAGTGCTGCTGTGTTATACTTGGGAATACCTTTAAAACGCATTTAAACTGCTTTGGTGAGGTTTTCTTAAAGGTGTTGGTGTCTGGGTATTACTTAATCAATTTAAATTGAATAGAGAGGCTTTTTATGAATTACAACAATAATCGATATTATGAACCAGAAGACGGAGATTTTGATGAAGATGCTTTTAATGAATCTGTGGATTGTCTATTAGCATCCGATGGGGAGTGTTATTGGGCCAATGAATCCAATTGGTATGAGGCATTAAGTCAATTGGAATTGGATGAAGACTATGAACCTAATACCGCACCTGCGGAAGTCATTGACAAAGTCAAAGCATATTGGAAAGACATTGCTGAGAATATTGCGGAAGGGGAATTTTAATGAGATGCCAATGTTGCAACGCCATGTTGACCGATTATGAGGCAACAATTAAACACGCCATCACCCGGAAATATGTGGAAATATGTACCGATTGTCTAAAAACAATTGATGCTTATATTCCAATACAGGTAAGGCAAGATTTAATGAATGAATCTGACACTACACTGCCTGAGCAGTTGGCTGACGGTGATGGATATATTGATGGTGGTTTAGATGCGGAAGACCCTGAAGACTATTGGACAGATTGGGACAATCGATAATGTTCACGCTTGCGGGTAATATAGGTATCGGTATAGTTAATATAGTCTATGCCATACTGTGAATATAGACTACTAACAATTAACATCAAACAACAATCAACGATAGTCTATGTTGTAAAAGCATTATACTCAATTTTGTAAATGTTGTCAAGTCTTTTATTTTTGTCTTATGTATTGACTTTTTATGGTTATGTCTTATGATTGTATTGTCTTTTAACTAGGGGGTGTTTATGAATCAAAGCCACAACGAAGAAGCTCGGTATCACTTTATTATGATGGACTTTGTTGATTTAATTGGTGATTATGGCTATGACAAGGTCATGGACGATTTGTCTACGGCAATCGCTGACAAGGTTAATCGTTTAGTCGGTAGAGCAGTTATGGAAGATATCAATGATTAGGGATGCAATCTTTGTTGGAGTGTTCGCACTAGGTCTATTGTGTGGTTGGGTTGCAAACAAAGTTGAGTTTGACCACACTGGCTGCGATGATTTTACAGGCAAACATCAACGCTATGAGGCTTGGCTTAGTGTTCGTGACGGCGTGTATCGTTGCTTTTGGATTGAGAAAGATTACCCACACAGAGTGCGTGTACAAGGTGTTATTGATGTTAAATAAAAAGGAATCATATGAACTATCTTAGTGTTTGTAGTGGTGTTGAGGCGGCGACAGTAGCGTGGCATTCGTTAGGATGGCAACCTGTTGCATTTTCTGAAATTGAGTCATTTCCATCAGCAGTACTGGCTCATCATTATCCAAATGTTCCTAATCTTGGGGACATGACTAAATATAAGGAGTGGAATTTAAATGAATCAATTGACATTCTTGTTGGAGGAACTCCCTGCCAATCATTCTCAGTCGCAGGACTTCGTAAAGGACTTGAAGACCCACGAGGAAACCTCGCACTCACCTATGTTGGAATTCTTGACCGATTTAGACCCAAGTGGTTCATTTGGGAAAATGTGCCGGGTGTCCTCAGTTCAGGCGGTGGACGGGATTTTGGAGCCTTCCTCGGGGCGGTGGCTGAACTCGGGTATGGGTTCGCATACAGAGTGCTTGATGCTCAAAACTTCGGAGTCCCACAAAGGCGCAGAAGAGTGTTTGTTGTCGGACATCTTGGAGACTGGAAACCTGCAGCAGAAGTATTATTTGAGTCCGAAAGCCTGTCAGGGGATTTTAAATCGGGCCGCAAGACGAGGAAAAGTGTTACCGGTTTTGTTGAAAGTAGCTTTGGACAATATCGTGAAGATGTCATCGCAGGAACAACCAAAGCCAGTGGAGGAGTCTTAGGTGGTGGTTCGGAAACATTCTATGTTGAAGACATTGCAAATTGTTTACAGACTACTTGTCATGAATGGAGCAGAGCAGATGGTTTTAACATGATTGCGTATGAAAACCATCCATCCGATAGCCGTGTTCAAGAGATGGGCGAAACCTGTCAGACTGTTACATCTACATGGGGAACTGGCGGTGGTAACATTCCGTTCGTGCAGAATGTTTCGTATGCTTTACAGGGTGCAGGCGCAACAAGTCAAACTGGAAATGGGATGGGATATAAGGAAGAGCAGTCCTATACATTAAATACGACAGATGTACATGGTGTTGCGTTCGGTTGGCAAAACAGTTCCAACCAAAGTATGTCGGTGGATACTATTTCACCAACATTGGATAAAAGCAAAACACCTGCGGTTGCAGTTCCATTGACAAATATTGTTGCACCAACTCTGACGGCATCCAATAACCCAAGTCGCTCACCGCAATCTACTGAAGTCACTAATCAAGTGGCATCTGTCTATGCTGCAAGCACCGCAGTTCGTCGATTAACGCCTATAGAATGCGAACGATTACAGGGATTTCCTGATAACTACACACAGATTCCTTGGAATAAGAAAGTTTCTGCTGACTGCCCGGATGGTTTGCGTTACAAAGCAATGGGTAACTCAATGGCTGTGCCTGTGATGAACTGGATTGGCACACGCATTAATAATCTGTAACATAAATGATACATAAAGTAGGGTTATTGTAAATAATACGATACATTAGGAATGTTATGACTAAGAAAACCAGAGCAATGCTTGAGGCTGAGAACGATGAATTGCGTAGAGGAATAATACCCGATGGTTATGTTTTCCTTTGCATTCACTGTGCAAAAGAGTTAAAATTGTTTGAAGGGACTGAAGATGGCATGGAAGTGTCCACCACTAAACCTAGTGAATTGGAATAACTTTTGGAAATGGAGAAAACCAATGACAACTTTTACCAGCGAGGATAGAGAATTATGCGAACACGATTTGATGAAACAAATCAAAGCATTACAGGACGAACTAGTCAAAACACAAACCGAACTAGTTATGGCACTGGCGGAGGTGCAGGCACTTCGATGTCAACTCATTACGGCAGAGGGGTCAAGGCATTGACTGAGAGTAAATTTTTATATCACATGGCTTGCGACGAGTGCGGTTCAAGCGATGGTAACGCTATGCACAGCGATGGACACACTTACTGCCATGTATGCCACACATACAAGGCTAGGACAGGTGAAATTACGAAAGATTACAAAAAACCAATGAACAAGGAACTAAACTTTTATGACAATGCTTCTTCTCGTAGTATCGTTAATCGTGGTATTACTTCGGCTACTTGCGTAGCTTACGGCGTTAAACAGGATGATGGTAAACACTACTATCCCTACTACGACATTGATGGCAAGATGGTCGCTATTAAGACTAGATTGGTAGAAACCAAATCATTTAGCATTGCCGGTGACTTCAAAGAAGCCACACTCTTTGGGCAGAATTGTTTTACCAAATCAGGTCGATACTTAACTATCTGTGAGGGTGAACTAGACGCTCTGGCTGCTTATCAGATGCAAGGTAGTAAATATCCTTGTGTCAGTATCCGCAGTGGCGCTAGTGGCGCTCTGAAGGACTGTAAAGCAGAATACGAATGGATTGATTCTTTTGAGAATATTATCTTATCGTTTGATGCTGATGAACCCGGACAGAAAGCAGCACAGGCTGTCGCCGAGTTGTTTGGTGGCAAAGTTAAAATCATGAAACATAAGACAGGATACAAAGATGCCTCTGATTATCTTGAAAATGATGCTAGTAAGGAATTTGTTGATACTTGGTGGGCTGCTGAATCTTACATACCTGATGGAATTATTCAAGGTAACACCCTCTGGGAATTGGTATCGTCTCCTATTGAGAAAGCTGATTGTGACTATCCGTATGACGGCGTTAATAAACTCACATACGGCATTCGCAAAGGGGAACTTGTCATGGTCACAGCAGGCTCTGGTCTTGGCAAATCTCAGTTCTTACGAGAAATCGTTTGGCATATCCTTAACAAGACTAGTGACAATGTCGGACTTATGTTTCTTGAAGAGGGAGTCCGCAAGAC